CGGGACCGGCATAACGGCAATACGCTGTATGGCAGTTGACCCAGCCTGCCCCTGAGAGAAGCCGTCCCCAGCTTGTGTTCTGGATTTCCGTCACCGTGTAGCTTCCCTGATCCCGGATCGTTCCGGCAATCCTGCTGTCCGCATCCGGTGCCTGACGGATGTTGAGGGCCGCTGTCTGCACCTGATAGATCCCGGGCGCATACGTTTTTCCTGTTCCGCTGCCTGCTGTTCCCGTTCCTGTGCTCCCTGCACCGCTTCCGATCATCCGCTTCATGCGGTCCCAGTCACCGCGGTTCATGATCTGGCTCGGACAGTATTTGCTGCAGATGTCATAATGACGATAGACTCTTTCCAGCGGAATCCCCGTCTCCCGCATGATCTCCCGCACCAGTGCCGCAGTATTCTCAAATGCTTTTTCATAATTATACCCGGCCTGCACACACATCTCCACACCGATGCTGTTCTTGTTGCCGTACTGCTGAAACAGATTTTTTCCGCCGTAATTAATGCCGACATGCCAGCACCCCCGGCTGTGCGGTGCCGCCTGGTAGGCTGTGTCACCGTCATCGACGTAATAGTGTGCGGAAATGTTCTGGAAATTCCCGTCATGCTGTGCTCTCGCATGTGCCCGCGCATCGGCACCTGCTGCGAAGTTGTCGGTGTTGTGGACTACGATACATTTGGGATTGTTTTCCGCATACGTATTCTGATTGCCAAGATACGACCGATCAATTCTCATATTCTCCCCTTTCTGACGGTTCCGACTGCTCCGGCATAACACAGATTTTTTGAAGCGCCGTTCACTCCGGCTTATGGATCTGCTTGATAATCTGATTCACATAATTGCTCAGCCCCGCCACCAGAATCCCCTGCGTGACCGCCGTAAAAACCGCCATCGCCCCCTCCTTCGCCGTCTCAATCTCACTCGTCGCCATCACCCAAACCGCACACAGCACCATGCTGATGCCGCCTAAGATCAACGGAATGTACTTATTCTTCACCGCCTGCGCCTGCCGCAAAGCAACACCGAAAAAATACAGCACGAACGCAACGACGATGAGTTCGGGCTTTACATAATTCATTGCTTCCATGGAACATCCTTTCTGACTTTTCTGTTTTTGAAAGTCTTTTTTCTATATTATGATGGGATAATGATTTACGACTGGATAAGATTTTCTTACTGTAAACCCAAAAAATCCCACCTGTTTTTCAGATGGGATTTTCCAGTGGTGTGCTGTTCTTTGATTTTTAATTTACTATCTTGTGCAGCAATTCCCCTGACCTGCCCCTGGCTGCGGTGCCGCACAGAAAGTCTTTGCATCAAACGACGGATTAAACGCATAAAAGTTCTTCGAATTCAATTCATCCTGTACAGAACGCAGTGCTTCACCGAAACGGGAAGATTGAAGTAGATTTACCTCAAAAATGATAGCGGATAAAACCGCCTTAGATTTTCCATGTGATTTCAATATTCCCGTTTGCCACCTTGATAACTTTGATTAAAGCGTCAACAACTGCCTGTTTATCTTCAAAGGAAATGTTATCCCATTTCTTTACATGGTCTGTTATTTGTCCCATTTTGTTTTCTGTATGCGTACAAGTAAGAGAAATGATTTCTTCCTGTAAAGTTTGGCGTTCAGTGTCTAACTCGGAAACCTTATCATTGATGTACTTCATCAAGATAGCGTTTGCACTTCCTACTTTGGAAAGCAGGTCGTTAATTTCCTCGCCTATTTGTGTCAAACGGATTTTGTTCTTTGATACTTTAGGTACAGATTTGTTTTCTTCTTCATCTGATAGCTTCTTAAATTCAGACAGCTTTTCACGAATGGCTTTTAACATATATTCCTCTAAAACGTCTGCATAAACAGTGCTTCCCGTTCCTTTACAGTTACCGTTATGTCCCGATTGACTGCAAACGAAATATCGTCCCCACTTTGTTTTTGCTTTCCGAATTACCAAAGCATAACCGCAGTTTCCACATTTTATTTTTCCTGTAAGCCATGAGTTCTTCGGTTTACAAGTTTGTGTTGACTGGCGATTGTTTAGACAGCGTATCCTGCAAGCTAACCATGTGGCAGAAGAAATAAAGCCTTTATGTGGTGCTAATACTATTTCTTTGTCCGTAAGGTCACACTGTTTTCTTGTTGTTGATACCGTTCCTTTATATAGGTAACAGGCATTATAACCTGTAAAATCGCTTGCCGGATTATAAACATCTGCTCCTTGACTTTTGAAGAAGTTATACACGTCAATATCAGCTTCCACATATACAGGATTTCTCAGCATTTCACTTATTCTTGCAGAAGTCCAATTTCCTCCGCGTAATTGCTTAATACCATGCTTATTGAGATACCGTATAATGTCGCCAAGAGAATTAGCCGGGTCAGCATACAACGAATAAATAAGTTTTAGCTGTTCGCTTTCTTCCGGGACTTCTTCATACATGGAAGTGCGGATATTGTCAATGATAGTTTCCTTTAAGCGATACCCATAAGGAATACGTCCCCCCATATAAAAGCCCCTCTTATTTCTTGCATAATAAGCGTCAGTGACACGTTTTTGTATTGTTTCTCGTTCCAGTTGAGCAAAGACAATACAAATATTCAACATGGCTCTTCCTATGGGTGTGGAAGTATCAAACTTTTCTGTTGAAGAAACAAATTCTACATGAT